GGTAGTCGGTGCCACTGGTGGCTGGCTTCTGTCGGGGGCGGCTCTTCGACGGGTGCGTGCAATGTGAACAACTATGGGTATGCCTACGGCTGGGGTGCGTCTGGTTCGATTCATGTGCCGGTCTGCTTCCGTATCACTGCGTAAGCAGCAATCTCACAATCCTAATAATCGGGGACCCTTGTGGTCCCCATATCTTCTGAAAGGAGCAACAAAATAAATGGGAGAGGAAAAGCAGAAAAGCACTCCAAAATTTACCTACGGCAACAATTACCGCAGGACACGACGAGAAACACAATTTGATACGCTTGACATGGCGGTATTGCTAAAACACAAAGTATCGGTATATGTGATGAATGACAGATATGTACCGAAGCGGTGGAGATACATAAACGGAAAGCCAGCGATAGATTACGCAAGGGCTATCAGGGATTGTATATCGGATTCAAACGATATATTTCTCAACAAAGAACAAACGCCGGAAAGATTATCAGCGAGAGCATTACTTCAAGAAAAGGCGTTATCGTACTGCAATAAATTACAGCTCCAGCTCATGGATATTATAGCCGAGTGCGAGGGAGCAACTGATGATAACATGAGGGAGGTTACAGATTTGCTTAGTGACCTCATAGGTAAAATCATCAAATGGAATAAAAGCGACAATGACCGTATCAGTAAATAACTGGTGCGTTCATATATGGGTTATCCTCTGTTAATTCTGTGTCGGTGCAACTGGTGGCTGGCTTCTGTCAGGAGCGGCAATTCGACGAATGCGTGCAATGTGAACAACAATGGGAATGCCAACAACTGGAATGCGTCTAATTCGAATCATGTGCCGGTCTGATTCCACTAAAGCGAGACAAAGTAGATTTTGTCGGTTTACGGCATTTTGAAATCAGTGCAAGTGGATGGAAGGAGAGGATATACCGTCAGCCAATGGGAAACCGGGCTGTAAATAAGTATCTGGATGACATCAGGCGGACGCTGCTTGCATGGTACAGGATTGGTAGAGAGCCTGTATTTCATGCCTGTTATGCTATGCGGTTAGGGCTACCAGTAAAGCTGCTTATACAGGGCTGCCGTACCAGATACCATTTTGATAATAGGTTATTACCGGAAAGCGGTGGAAATTTAATTATGACTAGCGAAGAAAGGAAAGAGGCAAGATTCCAACGCCGAAAGGCTAAGCGTGAAGCGAAAAGGAAGAGGGTGCTGGAGGAACATGGAGATTATTATAAAGTCATCAGCCGAAATGCTTTGTCGAAGTCCGCCATAGAAGCGGCAAAAGGTGTCAGCTATAAAGCCAGTGTGAAGCGTTATATGCTGCGGAGGCTCACGAATGTAGCAGCCACGAATAAGAAACTGACCTATTGTGAGGATATACACAAAGGATTTATCTGTTTTGGTCTGAATGAAAGAGGAAAGCACCGGGATATAATGAGTGTTCATTTTTCAGAGAGAGTACCACAGAAATCGCTCAATCACAATGCACTGGTTCCAGTTCTCACAAGGTCGCTGATACACGATAACGGAGCCAGCCAGAAAGGAAAGGGTACGAGCTTTGCCATGAAAAGGCTTGTTACTCATTTACGGAGACATTATAGACATCATGGAACAGAGGGCTACGTCCTGCTATTTGACTTCAAAAATTATTTCGGAAATATCGACCACGACATAGCAAAACAGATTATCAGGAGAGCTTTTGATGATGATAAAATCGTCTGGCTCGCAAACCGGTTTATTGATTCTTACTATGAGCATTACCTGAAAATGGCAATCAAGAAAGGCGAGAATCCTGATACCGTAGAACACAAAGGGTTAGGTCTTGGAAGTGAGGACAACCAGACAATAGCCGTTTCCTACCCGAACAAATTAGACCACTACATCAAAGAGGTATTACAGATACACGAATACGCACGATACATGGACGACGGATATTTGATACATGAAAGCAAAGAGTATCTGGAGTATTGCTTACAGGAAATCCGCAGAATATGTGCGGAGCTGAAAATTGAACTGAATGAGAAAAAGACAAGAATCGTAAAGCTGTCACATGGCTTTACATTCCTGAAAACACAAATATATCTGACGGACACCGGAAAGATTTTGAGAAAGCCTTGCAGAAAAGCAGTTGTAAGGCAGAGGAGAAAGCTGGTACGCCAGTACCGGAAGTTTTTAGCCGGAGAATTATCTTTCGAGGATATACGGTGTTCGTATGCTTCATGGCGTGGCTGCATGGAAAAGAAACAGGCACGCAGAACCATTCACAGTATGAACCGTCTGTTTGACAGACTTTTCATAGAAAATTGGCAAAGAGAGGAGGTGCCGCTTTATGGATAACAGAGCTATGGAGATTCAGTCTGAAATTGCCGGACTGAAACAGATTCTTGCTGCTACCGACTACAAGGCGTTGAAACACGCTGACGGAGCTCTTTCTGACGAAGATTACGCAGAAACAAAGGTACAGCGTCAGGAGCTTAGAGACAAAATCAATGAGCTTGAAGCAGAACTGGCAGTAGTTACCAGCAAGGAGGAAGCAGATGCAGAGTAAGAAATTACCACAGCTAGAGGAATATTTCAGCTATGACAGGCTGGAGAAAGCCTCTAAGAAACTGCATCTGAATCCGACGGTACCAGAAAATGAGGAACGGTTGATGAATTTGCACAACCACCTTATATGGCATTCGTATTGTCCCGGAAAAGACGAGACAGCGGATGCCATTTTCTGTACCGCTATTCGAGATGTAATGAATGAATACAGCCTCCAGAAAGAAGATATACCGATTATTTATGTCGCTTATCTCAATATTCTGGAAAGTTGAGAAAGGAGGTAGCCATGACAGATGAACCTATTGCAAGAGCAGAGTACGAGGAGTACAAAAAGCGTCTTGACGAGGAGAACAAAAGACAGGACAAGCGTATTGAGCTTCTGGAGGAAAGTACCAAGCAGATTAACGCCCTCACAGTTTCCATAGAGAAACTGGCGCAGAGCGTTGAAAGCATGGTTAAGGAGCAGGAAACACAGAGTAAACGCCTTGTATCGCTAGAAAACAGGGACGGCGAAATGTGGCGTAAAGTCGTATGGTATGTGGCTACTGCGGTTATCGGTATCGTGGTAGGCTTCATTTTTACGCAGATTGGAATGTAGGAGGCGTACATGAGAGAGAAAAAGCGAGGCTTCCACCCTGTCAGGTGGATTAAAGAACTGATAAAAAAGATTGGCACCCTGAACCTGATTTTGATTCTGGTGGGTGCATTTTTTGTCTGGTTCAACTGGCAGATGTTATGTATCTTCCGAGATTATGCGGCGATTCCTGAAACCTATGCTTGTGCGGTTATTGCAGCCACTATCGGCGAATGCGGAATATGCGGCTGGATAAGGACCACAAAGGATAAAAGACAGGATAGGACATGGCAAAAGGAAGATGAAGCAGAGGCAAAGAAAGAATCCGGCGACTATCAGGAAGTGCCGGGCATGGTAAACAGAGAAATGGAGGATAACAGAGATGAATGAGATTATCTTTGAAATTGTGAAACTTGTGGTTATGGTTGCAGCACTGGTTATTGCCAGATACCTTGTACCGTTTGTGAAGAATAAAATCGGTGCAAGCAAACTGGAGCTGATTGCACAGTGGGCGAAATATGCAGTCTTGAAAGCCCAGCAGGTCTTATTGTCTGAATCAGGCGAGGACAAGAAAGCGTATGTAACAGAGTTCCTGAAAAAGCTGCTTATCGAAAAGAACATCTCAATATCTGATGAACAGCTTGACATTTTGATTGAGGCGGCAGTTAAGCAGATGAAGATTGCAGAAAATTCAGGAATTACAATCGAGGCAACGGACGCAGTACCGGCAGACGATAAAGGTACCGCAGAATAGGAGGCAATCATGGCTCTTACAGGAAACAGCATAGAGGAGAAAATCTACAATTTCCTCTACGGCAGGATAAAGAACGCTTTCGGCGTTTCCGGGCTTATGGGAAATCTGTATGCAGAATCAGGTCTTGTACCTACGAATTTGCAGAACAGCTTCGAAAAGAAGCTGGGATATACAGACGACACATACACAACTTCCGTTGACAATGGAGATTATACAAATTTCGTACATGACAGTGCCGGTTATGGATTGGCACAGTGGACTTACTGGAGCAGGAAAGAAAACCTGCTCCTTTTTGTACGCTCCAGAAATCAGTCTATCGGATATTTGGAATCACAGCTTGAATTTCTGTATCAGGAATTAAGCACAGGCTACAAGGCGGTGCTGACAAAATTGAAAGCTGCAAAATCGGTCAGAGAGGCTTCGGATATTGTGCTTACACAGTATGAACGCCCGGCAGACCAGAGCGAAAGCGTTAAGAAAAAGCGTGCTTCATACGGTCAGAAATATTATGACAGGTACGCAAAAACGACAGGAGGTAAGTCATCTATGGGAAAGACAATTACAACAGGCTTTATTTCAGCCACAATCAACGGAATCAATGTAGATTCCAGCATTAAGTGTAATGCAGACAACTACAACAGCAACGCCAGCAGAAATGCAGCATTCGTGGCTATGCACTACACAGGAAATTCAAAGGACACAGCCAGAGCAAACGCCAACTACTTCGCAGGAGCCGGCAGAAATGCGTCGGCTCATTTCTTTGTAGACGATACAGAGATTCGCCAGAGCGTAGCCCTCAAAGATACAGCATGGGGCGTAGGAGCGAAGTCATACAAACACGCTTCATGCAGAAATGCAAATTGTGTCAACATTGAAATGTGCTGCACCGCCGGTAATTACAGAATCTCTGACAAGACAAAGGAGAATGCTGCTTATCTGTGTGCTTATATCTGCAATCTGCTTGGAATCACAGCCGCAGAGGTAGACACCTATGTACTCCGTCACTATGATGTGACAGGAAAGAACTGCCCGGCACAAATGGCTGGTTCTGGTAATGCGGAGTGGGCGGCTTTCAAGTCAATGGTAAAGGGAATCTTAAACGGTGGAGCTTCATCTGGAAACTCTGGTAGTTCATCAGGAACAAACGGTAGCTTCCCGGCAACTCCATTTCAGGTAAAGGTACTTGTATCAGACCTGAATATCCGCAGCAATCCGTCTATGGGTAACAATGTGAAAGGACAGACCGGAAAAGGCGTGTTCACTATCACAGAGGTAAACGACGGCTGGGGTAAATTGAAGTCCGGTGCTGGTTGGATTTATCTGGAGAATAAAGAGTATGTAACCGTTCTGGGTTCATCATCTGGAAGCTCACAGTCAGCAGCTCCGGCTAAGAAGTCAGTTGATGAAGTAGCAAAGGAAGTTTTAAGGGGAGACTGGGGCAATGGTGCCGACAGAAAGAAACGCCTTGAAGCTGCCGGATATAACTACGCACAGGTTCAGGCGGCAGTAAACCGACTTTGTTAATAATCATTATGCGCAGATAATGCACAAATAGGCAAAAAGAAAACCTCTCTATCATGCAATCATGGTAGGGAGGTCTTTTTTTTATTGTTGAAAAACTGAAAGCATAGGGTCTGTCGGACCGACATTATCCGTCCAGTCAGTGAATGAAGAATTACCGAAACGGATTTCCGAACCACTTTCTTTGACAGCTCCAGAGTAGCTTTTATCAGACATTTTCAAAGTGATAGCATTGTCACTTAATTCATAGGAGCCGTAGAAACTGGCATATTTTGTATCAGATGTGAATTTTATACCCTGAAAAGTATTATCATCATAGAATCTCACAACATTAAATTCAAAATCACTATCCGTACCCTCAACCATATAAATACGACCGATAACTGGATTGTCAGTCGTTCGTTCTGCCTTGATTTCGTCTATAGCTGAATTTTGAACATCTCCAGATAATATGCTTATCTCAACATCTTTCGCCTGTTCCTCATAATCAAAGCCAGTGATACGGACTATGCCGTCGGCTACCGTATTGCTTACAGTCGGTCTGGAAACACACGAACCATTTACATAAATGCTTAATGATTTTCCAATATTTTCGGTAGTAGCTTTGAAAAATGCGTCTTTTCCGTCATCATTCAAAACAAGTTCTACATAAGGCTCTGAATTATCAGTACCGGACGATACAGAAGAAATATCATCAGTCGTCACAAGTACACTTCCGTTTTCGTCCTTGATTTCCACATTTCCCTTTATGGAATCGTCAGCAGAGCTGGTCTTACTACTATCTCCAGAACCACACCCGGATAATGCTACACATGCCAGAAGTGAAAGTATCAGTAAGAATTTTCTCATATAAAATCCCCTTTCGTATTAGATTAAGTTAATTATATAACATTCCCAGTATTTTGAAAAGTCTGTGGACTGTCCGAGGACAAGTCCAAGGATTGTCACAAGATATGTCCGTATTTTATCCTAAAAATGAACCCAAAATGTCACAAGGACTGTCCTATGGACTGTCCGAGGACGATTCAAATCATCAAAAGAACATTAAAACCAAAAAAGTTAAAAAGCGTCTTTCTTCTTATTACAATATCAGCCTTACATTTATAACAATCTGCGGACAGTCCAAGGACAGTCCGAGGACAAGTCCAAGGAAAATCCAGACATAACCATAACCATAACCAATACCATATATATTTAATATATTTATGTTCAAATCGACAATTCACTAAAAGACTTAGCCCATTAAAACAAACGCCGAAAAGTGCAATAAAGTTATTGACAAACGCCGATTAGTGCGTTATAATTATAACATAATAAAGAAAGACATAAAACAAAGGAAAGGCGATAGGCTTATGAAAGTGAAATTAAAGGTGTATGACGGCGTTAAATACTGGGACGGCACACAGAAAGTAGCAGAGGTCAATTACGATATTCAAGGCTATGAAGTAAAGCAGATTTCAGATGAAGAAATAGCAGCTATGGGATTTGATACAGTAGACGAGTTCGAGGAGTACCTGATACTCACATTAAAGAGCGGAGAAACATCTACATTCTGCAATTCCCATGTAGATTTATTCAAATTATAGGAGGTATGAGCCATGTTTACACTTCAAGGAATGAGAGGAAATGTAGAACTGATAACTGAGAAAATCAGACAAGAGGCAATCGAGGAAGTTCTGGAGAAATTCAAAGAGGCAGACAGGAAATACTATCAGACATGCGAAGATTTCCAGACAGTAAGAGATTTATACAAGGAACTGGAACGGCTGGGAGCTAATATTGAAACAGTGATAGACATTGACCTGCATATCAGAGACGAAGTATTTAGGCTGTCGCCGGTCAAGGCTATGTACCATTCGACAATGAATATGGATGACGGATATATAAATCACATAGCAATCATTCAGGAAGCAAACGGATTTCATAACCATTTCCTTTATGACGATGACAAGGGCAAGGGTGCCGCCGGTACCGGTCCATTTACAACACTGGAGGAAGCAAAACAAGATGTGATTGCACATTGTCCAGACGCAGTAGAACAGGAGGTAGCAGAATGAATTACAGATATTACAGCACACAAAGACCGATTATGCCGGGAAGTTACCCGAAGCCGGAGGGTAATGGAATAGTGACGGTATACAACTTCGACAATAAAACTTATGCAGAGGAAATTCAGAGAGAGGCGTGGGGTTATATTGAGTACGCAAGACCGTTAGGACACTTCGATATTGTGAATTATGAGCTGGTAGCAGCCAAGACAAAGACCCTGCACCTGAAATATCTGGGGCGTGATAGCTGGGGCAGATATGTATATGAGGACGAAAATGGAAAGCTATGGAAGAATACAGATTGTTGTAGTCCGAGGGAGTGCTGCGAAGAAAGAGGCGACACATTAAATTCTGCCGCAGGAAATGCTTTCGACGGAGAACCAGACTGCTTCATGTCAGCACACATAGCAGTTGAATATATTGGAGAGGAGGAACAGGAATGACGAGAGAAGAATACAGTGCATTTATCGCAAAGGTAGCACCGGAAAACGCAAGATACATCTTATGCTGTGAGGAAATCATAGAGGGTTTCGAGAGAGCGGAGCGGTACCGCAAAGATGGGAAGCCAGAACTTGCAGACATGGTAGAGCAGAGAGTTATTGAGAGAATCACAATTTTTAATAGAACTACATTAACGCCAGCCACCGTAAAGGTTGGCGACGGTGTAACAATCAACCTCTGGAGCGACAGACACGCCGCAACGGTTATTAAAGTGACCGCAAAGACCGTAACAGTCCGCAGGGATAAAGCTACATTGAATCCTGATTTCAAACCTGAATTTATTCCGGGAGGATTTGCCGCACACTGCACGAATCAGAGCGAGCAGAGCTACACATACGAACCTGACGAAAAAGGAGAAGTGACGACATTTCACTGGTCGGACAAGTTCCAGAGATACGGACAGCCCGGAAACCTGACGTTAAGCAAAGGCAGGCATGAGTTTTACGATTACAATTTTTAGGAGGTGCGACATGGCAAAGAGATTGACAGAGGAACGGATTGAGAAAATGGCGGTTGAAATCCGGGCGTTTCTTCTGGAGCATGGAATCTGGCAAGATACGGATATTTATTTCAATGGTAAGAGGTTCACAACCAGAGACCCAGAGACGAAGAAATATTATTACAACGACCCAGAGAAGCTGTTCGTTGAGGATAACCAGAATCCGAGAGATTATTTTGAATATGTGGCAGACGACCACATTTTGAGTATGAGCTTTGAGGGACCGGTGTATCACATGATAAACGGCTACGCATTGGGCGGTCTGGTACGGAGATTCAATAAGATTTTTGAAAAGTACGGCGTTTACTATGAGCAGGGCGACGCATGGAATCTGACCTGCTATTACGCATAAGGAGGCAGACATGGACGAGATAAGCAAAGTTCTGGACGAAGTTTTTAATGGCGATACACAGGAACCGGAAAGAGAAAAGGTTACAACAGACGAATTGAGAGCTGCATATTGCAAAGCCGCAGAGCTAAAAGGACCAGCCACAGGAATGACCTGTTTAGGTGTTTTGTTTGAGCCATTTCACGATATTACAATCTGGAGAGATGAAAACGGTGGATTCTGGTACAGCAGCTATTATGTAGGAGATTAAGAGGAAAACGATATGAAGATTAAAAGAGATTTGGGACATCTGGAGGGACATTGGCTGGTAGAAATTTACGAGCTGGAGGACGGAAGATGTATCTGCGTAAACAGAGACACAAGCAACGGAGAAACAATGTCGGCATGGTGGAAAGATTCAGACGAGCCGGAATTTGAGGTAAAAGAGATTTTAGAGCCATGCTCATTTGATGATGACGGAGAGCCGTTACAGTATGATTTAATAGGATTCGAGGAGGTGTAGAACATGATAGAAATGGTAAAACTTGATGACGGAGATTGTGTACCGAGAGAGTGCTGCACATTCACAAATCCACTTACAAGCGGAGGCAAGAGCGTGGTTGATGATGTAGAATTGCCATGCGGAGCTGACTGTGAAAATGAATGTTCAAATTGTGTGATTCAGAAAATAATGAACGAGTACGCAACGCTGGAGAATAAGTTACTGGCGGCAGAGGTTTTAATTGCAAACATGGCAGATGTTATCAGAAAAACCAGACAAGATATTTACAATCGGGAGTTTGCAGAGTTCCTGATGAAAGAAACCGGAATTACAGCGGAGGAACTGGCAGAGTGCGGAATCATGGAAAAGGAGGCAATAACTGATGATTAAGGTTGAAGAAACATTGAAAACTCTGATTGATGAATCAGGCAAAACAAATACACAGATTGCGTCGGAGTTGGGAATGAGCAGACAGTCATTAAGCCAGTACATCACACGTAAGCCAGAGGAAATCAGACTGAATATCCTGCAAGCCGTCCTTGATAATCTCGGGTACGAATTAACGCTGAAAAAGAAGTAAAACCTGCATACAATATATTTTTTTGCCCTTAAAACGCCGAAAAGTGCAATAAAGTTATTGACAAACGCCGATTAGTGCGTTATAATTATAACATAATAAAGGAACACAAAAATATAACTCACAAGGAGGTTCGGCGATATGACAAGAGCAGAGGCGAAAGCAAAGGAAATGGGCGTAACAATGAATGAGGTTTACGACTTCATCAAAAACCACAAAGAAGCCAAAAAGGATTGCAACGACTTGCTGGCAAGCGGAATGGATTTTGA